AACGAATAAGCAAAGGGTAGGAGTTATCCACTAACTTTAATATTTGGTCGTTGCGAGGTTGCATAGGAGGCTACCTACCTTTTTTTAAAAACAAAACAGATGAAGAAATTAATAGATAGAATTTTAGTAAAAAGAAGCATTAGACCATATAAGGTAGTACCTTTATCAACTGGTGTAATTGTAGAACATTACCGTAATGGTAAACTTAAAACAGAATATTATGAGTAAACTAGCTGGAATAATAGAAACGTATATTAACGGAAATATAACTATTGCCAAAAACCAATTTAGCTATTGGAGAATAGATAAGGTGCAAATTATAGAATGCAGCAAATTATTCGGAATACAAAAAACTATAAAAATATTAAAAGATATAGGCTTATCAGATATGTATATTATAAATTCCTTTCACGACTACGATAGGCAAAACATAGACGAGGCCAAAACAATTTTATTAAATAACTTTTATTAAAAACAGAATATTATGAGCGATTGGTTTGATAATTTAAACCCGGCTGACTTGCCGGAATACGAATGCACAGAGTGTGGAACTGAAATAAATAAACCAGGTGTATGCAGCGGTGCTTGTCACGAAGCAAGTATGATTTAGTTAGTTAAGTTAGTTTTGAGTAAGAGGTGCATCGTAAATGGTGTGCCTTTTTTTATTATATTTACTCTAGTATAAAAAACCATTTTAAAAACGTTATATAAGTATGAAAGTTGAATTGATAGTGCCAAGTGATTTATCTGAAATAACATTAAAGCAATACCAAAAGTTTCTAAAGCTGCAAGATAGCAATGAGGATAGTTACTTTTTACAATGTAAGATGATAGAGATATTTTGCAACCTAGAAGCAAAGAATGTAAGGATGCTTAAGGTAGGTGATGCAAACAAAGTTGTTGAGGTTTTAAATAATATGTTTGAAGCAAAACCAGACTTAACAAGAAGATTTAAAATTGGTGGTGTTGATTATGGAATGATACCAAACCTAGATGATATTAGTTTAGGTGAGTATATAGATTTAGATACCTACATTGGTGATTGGCAAAATATGCAAATAGCAATGAATGTATTATATAGACCAATAGAAAAATCAATAGGAGAAAAATATACTATTGTAGACTATGAGGTTGATGCAAAAGAAAAGCTAGAAGAAATACCTATGGACATTGTTCTAGGGTCAATTTTTTTTTTGTACAATTTAGGGATAGAATTATCAATGGTTATGGTGAACTATTTGGAGCAGCCGCAAACGGACAACTCGATGCATCAACAAATTTTTCAAGAAAATATGGATGGTATCAAAACATCTTCACTAGCCTCGCTCAAAACGATATTAGAAGAATTGAAGATATCACTAAACTAAATGTACATAAGTGCTTATATGCTTTAGAGTATATGAAAGAAAAAGCAGAACTAGAAGCAAAAAGAATTAAACAAAATTTTAAATGAGCAATCAAGGTGTAAGAGGGTATTACCAGTTAACCTCAACAATAGAAGACCAACTACTACTAGATGTAAATAACAACACAGTTTCTATTGGTGACATTAGCGATGTAAACCTAAACAAGCAAGACATATTTCCTTTAGCACATATCATTGTTAATAGTGTAAGTGTAGAAGAACAAGTGTTGAGGTTTAGCATTACTGTACTAGCTTGTGATATTGTAGACCAAACAAAGGACAAGACAACAGATAGATTTACTGGTAACACTAATGAGCAAGATATTCTAAACACGCAGCTAGCGGTCTTAAATAGGCTTATACAACGTTTAAGAATGGGACAGCTACACCAAGATAAATACCAACTAGAGGGTAACCCAAGTTTAGAACCTTTTATGGATAGGTTTGAAAACCAATTAGCTGGATGGTCAGCATCAATAGATATATTAATTTACAATGATATATACATCTGCTAATGGAGTTTAACAATCTTGAAGCGGTAATGACCCAATATGCTAAATATGTAATTCAGCAGTCAAGAAGCAGATTAACAAAAGATGATAAAGGTGGTGGTGATTTATACAACTCTTTATCTTATAACTTGCTAGAAGATGACCAGGCAATGTTAGTTGAATTTATGATGGAAGATTACGGTGCCTTTGTAGATAGAGGTGTTAAGGGTAAAACATCAACATACCCACAAACAAGTGCAGCATTATCACCATTTCAATATGGTAGTGGTACTGGTCCAAAAGGTGGTTTAACCAAAGGTATTGATAAATGGTTAAGAAAGAAAAGGTTTCAATGGCGTGATAAAAAAGGTAAGTTTATGAGTTACCAAAGTATGAGATACTTAATTGTAAAAAGTATTTACAACAAAGGTTTAAAAGCAAACTTATTCTTTACAAAACCATTTGTAGCTGGAATACAAAAATATGAATTAGATATGGGTAAAGCATTTGCAGAAGACATAAGGTCACAAATGATATTCACCGAAAAATAAAATTATGGATTGGACATTAGGCATAGCATTTCATTACCCACATAACAGACTTATGTTAGGATGGGAGTACATCGCAAGAGATGAAAGATATACATACACAACAATAAGGTTCTATTTGTTTATAGCAACCCTAACACTAGATTATTAAGATGGCAAATTTAGCATTAAGAAACCCACAATTTAAAAGTATAGTAATACCATCATCTGGTGTTTTGTCTACTGTATGCACAGTTACAATAGATGGAACTTTAAGATATACACTTGTAAAGAATGTGCAACCATCTACAACTATAAACTTTGACATAGCAGAACTTGCAAGAGATTATATAGAGATAACGTACCAAACAGACTATATACCACAAACGGTTTCAATACTTACCGTACTAACTAATAAAGCTGGTTTAAATGGTACTGGTGCTAATGTTGGTTTAGATATATCTTCATCTGATAAAGGCTTTGAAGCCTATGGTGTTTTTACAGAGGGTGTAAATCCTGTAATACCTTTTGGCAGAAGTTTACCTACTTACCTAATACCTATAAATGAAACCACATCACCAGATACGTTTACAATATTAGCACCTAATAACCAAGCTGGTAAGTTACCAAGTATCACATCTTCAAGTGGTCTTATAGCTACATTATTTTCTGCATCTGATACAAGTGTAACGGCAGAGGGTGTAGTATGTAATATAAAAAGAATTGATTGCACAAAGTATGGTGAGGGTAACAGAATTATCTACATCAATAAATATGGCGCACAGCAAGACTTGTGGTTTTTCTTAAAAGAAACTAGAAACCTGGCAAGAACAAATGAGGGTTACAAATCGAACACAATAACCTATCCTAGTGGTGGTGCTACATACTCTGTACAAGATGCACCAAACAAAGTATTTAACACACAAGCAAAACAAACCCATACATTTAGTAGTGGATATTATCCAGAGTTTGCTAATGAACAATTTGAAGAACTTTTATTAAGTGAGTTTATATGGTGGTCTACAGTTAAAAAAGGAAGTGGTATAGTTATACCTTTAAAGGTTAAAACATCATCTATGGCTTTTAAAACAAGTGTAAATGATAGGCTAATAGAATACACAATAGAATTTGATGAAGCATTTGATTATATAAACAACATTAGATAATGCGTAAACTACAATTATACATAGGTACTCAAAGGGTTGATTTATTTAAGGATGAAAGTGTATCACTTACACAAACAATAAAAAATGTAAAAGACTTAAAAAGGGTATTTACAGAATTTACTAAAACCTTTGCTATACCAGCATCAAGTGTAAACAACAAAATATTTGAACACTATTATAACTTTAATATTGATAATGGTTTTGATGCAAGGAAAAAATCAGATGCAAGAATAGAATTAAATGATTTACCTTTTAAAAATGGTAAAATATCTTTGCAAGGTGTTGAACTTAAAAACAATTTAGCACACACATACAAGATTACTTTCTTTGGTAACACAGTTGACTTAAAAGATATATTAGGTGAAGCACAATTAAGCAGTTTAGCATTTAATGGTTTAAACAAATCATATAAATTTACTGAAATTAGAGATGCGTTAAGTCCATTAGCTATTGCTGATGCTGATAAAGTTATTGCACCATTAATCACACACACAAACAGATTAATTTATAATAGTGCCGAAAACACTACTTTTGATATAGAAGCAACAACAAATAATCTTTATGCAACCCCATCGGATAACACAAAAAACGGTGTAGCTTGGAATGAGTTTAAATATGCTATAAGGGTGCAGCAAATAATTACAGAGATACAATTTAGATACCCAGCTATTCAGTTTTCAGATGATTTTTTTAATGATACAAGTAATGAAAAATTTCATAATTTGTTTATGTGGCTACATCGTAAAAGTGGAGATGTAGAACCAGCAACACAAGTTGAGGTTATATATTCAAAAATACAAGATTTAGTTTCTACCAACACACAAGTTGTTTCTTCTGTTTCTGGAGGAGTTGTTTTTGTATCTGCATCACAAGGAGCCTCGGAATTTGCCCAAAGCATACGAGTAAAACTAACCCCAGGCACATCAAATATTTATAGCTTTCAAGTTATAAAAGATGGTGGAGAAATTATAGCCCAAGGTAATGATGTAAGTAATGCTATTGATATAAATTTAACAAGTGAAAATGGATTTATAAACAACTCATCTTATTTTATACAATTATCATCACCTTTAGGTATTGTTTTTAATGCTGGTAAAATTGAAGTAGAGATTAATTATATAATTTTAAATCCATTTCCAGCCAGTCCCACTTTTGCAAAAGATACTTATGAGAATAACGCAACAGTAACTATTGATGCTAATCCAGATTTTGAATTTAATATAGTTGAGCAAATACCAAAAATGAAGATTATAGATTTTCTTTCGGGCTTGTTTAATTTATTTAATCTTACAGCTTATGTTGATGATGTTGGTACAATAGTAGTTAGAACTTTAGATAGTTATTATGCAGCTAGTACACAAGTTTACAACATAGATAAATACCTAGATACTACAAAATCAACATCAGATGTTGCACTACCATTTAACAAAATAAATTTTAGCTATAAAGGTTTAGGAACTTTTTTAGCAAAGCAATTTAATCAACTTACAAATAGTGGGTGGGGTAGTTTAAGTTTTTCTTTAGATGGTGATATTTTTGATGCACCTAGTGAAGCATATAAAATAGAAGTACCATTTGAACATATGCAATTTGAAAGATTATATGATGCAAACACAACACTAACAAGTTTAACGCCAACAGCAATACAATATGGTTATTCTGTAAATGAAAATCAACAATCATATATAGGTGAACCTTTATTATTTTATCCTATTGTTAAAACTGCTATTTCTACGGCTGGTGGTCAAAAACCTAGAATAAGAGACACACAATCAACTGCTGTTGCTGATTTAGACCAATTTATTATACCATCAAATAGCATAGGAACATTACCGACAACTAGCGGTAAAATAAATATACATTTTCAAAACGAACTAAACGAGTTTTTAGCTAACCAACCATCTGGTTCAGATAATGCAGATGAATTTACAGATACATTATTTGAAACTGAATACAAAGAGTACATACAAGATGTGTTTAATTTAAGAAGAAGATTAATAAAAGTAACCGCATACCTACCTATGAAAGTGTATTACAATTTAGAACTAAATGATTTAATAGAAATAGGTCAAGATAGGTACAAAATAAATTCTCTTAAAACAGATTTAACAACTGGTAAAACAGAATTTGAATTACTAAACACAATACTATGATTAAGAATATAATAGACTTGCTACAAGTTGTTGATGGTGAAACTGAAAACATAAAGATAGCACAAGGAAAATATAAATTAGCAGAAACACTTTCAAGTGGGTTTAAACAAACAAAAAGAAATTTAAGATGGCGCAAAAAATAGAAGTAGAATTTGAGTTAAAATACAAGGATGCTTTAAAAAACATTGACAAACTTAAAAAAGAATATTCAAAACTTGAAAAAGAGGTTGTTACCGCTAATGAAAAAACAGCAGATAGTTTAGAAGCAGTAGAAAAAGGTGCAAAGGATAGTGCGAAGGGTGTAAAGAAAGTTGGGGTATCTTTAAAAAGTCTTGGTGCTGCAACTGGTGTAATATTCTTGTTACAAAAAGCATTTGAATTTGTGAGTAGTGCAGTACAAGAGAACCAACAAGTTATGGATGGTTTAAATGTTGTGTTTAAAACTGCACAAATAATATTCAATGAAGTACTTGGTGTTATAACAAATGTGTATAATAGTGTATCATCAGCATCTGAAAACTTTGATGCACTTGGTAAGGTAATAGGTGGTTTATTAACTCTTTCGGTTACACCTTTAAAGGTTGCTTTTTATGGTATTCAATTAGGAATACAAGCAGCACAACTTGCTTGGGAACAATCTGTATTTGGTGATGGTGACCCAGAAACAATAAAGGCATTAAATGAAAGTATTGCAGAAACAAAAGCTAATTTAAAAGAAGTTGGAGATGCAGCATCAGATGCGGCAGGTGTTGTTGTAACAAACTTTGCAGAAGCGGTATCAGAAGCTGGTGCAATAGGTTCACAATTAGTTGAGGGTGTAAAAGAAATAAGTGTTGATGCAGCATTGGAAACTGCAAAAGCAAACCAGGCTTTAGAAAAGTCTGCATTGTTAGCATCAGCACAAAGTAGAATATTACTAGAGCAATTTGATAGACAAGCAGAACTACAAAGACAAATTAGAGATGATGAAACAAAAAGCATAGCAGAAAGACAAGAAGCAAACAATAAATTAAATGATATTCTTGACAAGCAAGAAACAGAAATGACTAAAAACGCTCAATTAGTCAAAGCAGCAGCACAAGCACAATTTAATTTAACTGGCAAAACAGAAGATTATGTTGCGGTGTTAGATGCTGAAGCAGAAATACAAGCGGTTGCAGCAACAGTAACTGGATTTAGGTCAGAACAACAAACAAACGCAAATGGTTTAACAAAAGAAGCCACAGAATTAACAAATGCACAAGCAGAAAGTGAAAGCGCTTTAACTATTGCAAAAGAAAGATTAATAGCAGAAGACATAAAAAACGAACTACTACGATTACAAGAATTACAAAGAATAGATGGAATAGAAAAAGAACAAGAAACAAAAAGACTACAAGCAATAGTAGATAACGCAGCCGCTGGTACACAAGCAAAGGTAGATGCTGAAATAGCTTTAAATGAATTTAAGCAACAATCAGATGAGCAAGATGTAGCAAGAGCAAAAGAAATATCAGCCGCTAGAATAGAAATAACAAATAAAGAAGCAGAAGCTAAAAAGAAGAATTTAGATGATACTGCAAATGTATTACAAAGTTTTAGTGCAATAGCTGGTGAAGAAACTGCTGCTGGTAAAGCCTTTGCGGTTGCTGCTGCAACAATAAACACATATAGGGGTGTATCTGATGCACTTGCTGCGGTAACTGTAACACCTTTTGAAACTGCATTAAAGTTTGCTAATGCTGCTGCTATCGGTGTAGCTGGTATTGCTAATGTAAAGAAAATATTAAGTGTACAAGTACCTGGCGGTGGAGGAACACCAAGTGCTGGAGTGCCAACAACAACAACCGCACAACCACCAGCATTTAATGTAGTGGGGGCAAGTGGTGAAACACAATTAGCAGATGCAATAGGTGGACAAACACAAAGACCTACAAGAGCATTTGTAGTAAGTAATGATGTGACAACTGCACAAGAACTAGATAGAAACATAATAGAGGGTGCAAGTATATAAATGCAAAATTAAAAACTAAACACGTTATATATTTATGAAGATAATAGAACTTATTTTAGATGAAGACCAAGATGATATTGGAGTGGAAGCGATTTCTATTGTAGAAAGCCCAGCCATCGAAAGTGATTTTGTTGCTTTAAAGAACCAAGAAATTAAATTAGCAGAAGTAGACAAAGAAAAGAAAATACTAATGGGTGCATTGTTAATACCAAATAAGCCTATTTACCGTAATGGTGCAGATGGTGAATATTACATATACTTTTCAAAAGATACGATTGTAAAGGCATCTCAAATGTTCTTACAGAAAGGAAACCAAAGCAACTCAACACTAGAACATTCTGAAGTATTAAGTGGTTTAACATTAGTTGAAAGCTGGTTGATAGAAGATAAAGTACACGATAAAAGTGTAAAGTATGGAATGAATTTACCACTAGGAACTTGGATGGGAAGTGTTAAGGTAAACAATGATGAGGTTTGGAATGAATATGTTAAATCAAATAAAGTTAAAGGTTTTTCTATTGAGGGGTATTTTGCAGATAAAATGGAAGCACCTAAAGAAAAGGTTGAAGAACAATTAAGTGAAGAATTATTAAGTAAAATTAAAAATATATTAAATGAAAAGTAGATTAGAAATAATTATAGAAAAACTACCAAACCAGGAAGTTGAACTATCCGCACAAAAAGTTGAGTTGGCAAATCTTAAAACAATAATTTCTGAATATAGACAAATAAATTCTTCAGCAACTAACGCTGGGGGTTTTATATTAAAAGCTAAACAAACATTAAGTAAAAGTTTGCAGAATATGAAAAGTCTTCAAAAAGAGATGGCAGAAACGCAAAAAATAGCTAAAAACTTAGGGATAGAAAGCAAAGAACTTAATGAGTACGAAAAAAGAATAAACGCGTCATTAAGTGAATATCAAAAAAGTATAAAGGCTTTAGGCTCACTATAAATGCAAAGAAACAACAAAAATAAAACATTTATACCAAGTAGGACATCACCTACTGGGGGTAATCGTGCTTGTTTATGTTGGGATACCAATAAGTATTCTATCTCTTGCTGTGATGGTTCTATGCAAGCACAGGGTATTGGTGTAATAACAAGAACAGACTGAAAATGCAAATTTTAATTTAATAACCGTTATATAATAGTATGAAAGCAAATGATATGTTAAACGAAATAAAAACACTTTTAAACATCGAGGTTAAACTCGAAGAACAAAAGTTAGAAAATGGTACTGTTGTAAGTGCAGAAGCATTTGAAAAAGGTAAAGAAATCTTCATTGTAACAGATGATGAGAAAATCGCAATGCCAGTTGGTGAGTACATCCTAGAAGATGGAAGATTGGTAGTTGTAGAAGAAGAGGGTATCATTGCAGATGTACGTGAAGTATCTGATGAAGTACCAGCTAAAGAAGAAGAAACAACAGAAGATTTAAAAGAAGAAAAAGAAGAAGAAAAAATGATGGATGAAGAAAACTATGTGACTAAAGATACCTTTAGACAGATGGAAGATAAAATCCAAAACCTGGAAGATGCTATTGCTGATTTAAAAGCTGACAAAGTAGAAGCGGAAAAGGAAGAAGAAAAAATGGAAGAAGTAAAAGAAGAACTTTCAGCAGTAAAACCAATTAAACACAATCCAGAAACAAAAGCACCACAAAAAAAACAAGTGCAATTTGGTAAAGGACAATTTACAACAACACTAGATAGAGTATTAAGCAAACTAAACAAATAAAAAAATGAGTACATTTAATTTCACATCAAACGATGTAAACAGAAACCAAGTAGCACAAAGTTATTATACAGTAACTGGTGATATTTTAGAAAGCGATATTGGTAATGACCATAACGTAGCAACAGATGGTTTAACTATTGGTCTACCTTTAATTACAAGCGGTAATTTAGGAATGACTGTATTTTTTAGAAATACTGGTGCAGATGCAAACAACAAATTAGTTATGTCACCAAAAGATAGCAACAAAATTTTAGGTGGTATTACATTAGCTGGTTCTGTAGTAGATGCCTCTGGTGTACTTGGTAAAGATTTTATCAATACAAAAGCAACATCAAAAACAGGAGATTGGTGTGAGTTAAGAGCAGTAACTTTAACCGAATGGTACATTGTAGGTTCACAAGGTATCTGGGCATCTGAAGCATAATAATAATATAATTAAAAATAAATAAAATGAATAAAAGAAACGTAAATTTAGCAACAACCACTAGCATAAGTACTACATATGCTGGAGAATTTGCTGGTGAGTATATTGCAGCAGCTTTATTATCTGCATCAACTATTGATGATGGCGGTTTAACAGTAAAGGCAAACATTGCTTTTAAAGAAGTAATCAAGAAATTGGCTACAAGTGCAATGGTGACAGCAGCGGGTTGTGACTTTGACCCAACATCTGCTATTACCCTGACAGAGAGGATATTACAGCCTTCTGAGCTACAAGTTAACCTACAATTATGTAAGTATGATTTTGTAAACGATTGGGAAGCTCAATCAATGGGTTATGGTTTAGGTCAAGCATTGCCACCAAAGTTTTCTGACTTTATGATTGCACACGTTGCAGCCGAAGTAGCACAGAATACAGAATTTTGTATCTGGCAAGGTGATACAGCAGCAGCAACTAACAACTCTTTTGATGGGTTTGAAAAGCTAATTGCAGCATCAGCAGCGGCAGGAGATATTCCAGCAGCACAACAAGTAGCAGCAGTAGGTGGTGGCTTAACAGCTTTAAACATCATAACTGAACTTGCAAGAGTTACCGATGCAATACCATCTTCACTATATGGTAAAGAAGATTTCTTCTTATATATGGGAACAGCAGCAGCTAAATTTTATGTAACTGCATTAGGTGGTTTTGGAGCAAATGGTCTAGGAGCAAATGGTGTAAATAATATGGGAAGCCAATGGTGGAACAACGGAAGCCTAACGGTGAATGGAGTAAAAATCTTTGTATGTCCAGGAATGGCTGACAACAAAATGTATGCTGCACAACGTTCTAACTTATACTTTGGAACTGGGTTACTAAACTCAACACAAGAAGTAAAAGTACTTGATATGGCTGATTTAGATGGTTCAAACAATGTACGTATGATTATGAGATTTACCAGCAGTGTCCAATTTGGGGTGGCGGCAGATTTAGTGGAATACGCATAATTAATTAATTAATCAATAAACTAGGGTAGGTGGTTTTATCTGCTTACCCTTTTTTTATATAAAACAAAAAAAACAATGGCTTGTACATTAACATCGGGTAGACAGCTACCTTGTAAAAGTGCCTTTGGTGGCATAAAGAGAGTTTACTTTGCAGATTTCGGTGGTATCGGAAGTGTAACAGTAGATGCAACAACAAAAGAAGCGACTATAGTAGATGCTTCACCAGCATCAGTATGGTTTGAATATGACGTAAAAGGAAATTCTAGTTTAGAGACAAGTGTGACCAGTAGTAGAGAGAATGGTACGACATTTTACACACAAACATTAAATTTAACACTAACATTTTTAGATGCTAAAACTCAATCAGAGTTGCAAATTTTAGCAATATCTAGACCAAATATAGTAGTACAAGATTACTATGGGAATAACTTTTTATGTGGTTTAGAAAATGGTATGGAATGCACTGGAGGTACTGTGGTTAGTGGAGCTGCCGCTGCTGACCTCTCAGGATTTACGCTAACATTTGAAGGAATGGAAGAAGTAGCACCTTTCTTTTTAGCTGCAGCGGTTACACCATCTGCATTACAGATTGACCCAACACCAGTTGGAGTGCCAACACTACCTGGTCAAGACTAATTAATATTTAGTTAAAATTTAAAGCATCCTTAATCGGGTGCTTTTTTTTTGTTTTTACAAATTACCTTTATTTATACGTTATATAATTGATGATAATATTAACCACATCTGCCACTGCACAAAATCTATTAGTTATACCAAGAACTTACACCAGTACGTTTACTATGGAGTTACGAGATGATAGCACAAATGTTAGTGTTGACTATGCAATAACTACCGCTATACTTGCTGGTAATTATGTAAGTTTTAACAATGTATTTTCACCTAAATTAGTAGAGAACCATTTTTATGACTTAACGTTATTTAAAGATGCTGCAAAAACCATTGCAATATATAGGGATAGAATATTTTGTACTGACCAAGATATTGACCAAACAACAAATGACCATTACAAACTAAATGAGGGACAGTATACCACATATAATGGCAACAATAATGATTACATTGTAATATGAGAAAAAGAAACGAAAAGGGGCAATTTGCAAAAGCATCTAAATCATCAGAATTTGGCTTTGTTAATTTAAGTACATACACATCACCAGAGGTTAAAGAAGTGAATGGTGAAATGTGGATTGAGTATGGTTCAGATAACAATTATTTCCAGTTCCTTATAGACCGCTACAATGGTTCACCTACAAACAATGCTGCTATTAATGGAATTAGTCAAGCTATTTATGGAAAAGGTTTAAATGCTACAGATAGCAATAGAAAACCTAATGAGTATGCACAGATGATTTCTTTGTTTAGAAAAGATGTTGTTAGAAGATGCTGTTATGACCTTAAGCTAATGGGACAAGCTGCTATTCAAGTTATCTAC